AAAAGTACAAAGATTTAATAAATAACATCTTTGTTTTGTGGAATTTTGATTTTGGCATCTGAATTATATAAAGGATTTTCTTCAATAGTTTCAGCAAGTAGTTTATTTCGTTTGTCATATAATCTGACTCTTCGCCATTTGCCACTGATACGACCTCTCCATCCCCAATCATTGGATTTTTCTCTACCAAAATCTATTTCAATCCTCATACCATTTGGGAGTTCTATAATGTCTATTTCATCATCCCCTTTTATAACTAACATAATTTATCACCTAATTATTAATCCTTTTGAGATAAGATAAGTATCTATCTTTCCATTTTGGATTCATTTTACCTTCAATCCATTGGTTATGAAGGTAATTCAACTCGCTTTTATTCTGGAAGTATTCCAATTCATTCCTTTCAGATTGGGACAAAGGTTTACCTTCTTTGGATAACTCGATTTGTTTCCAGTCCAGCTCCCTTTGTCTATTTAATTCTTCATTGGTTAGAGCATATCTATCTTTTTCTTGCTTAATCCAATCATCGTAACTTTGTGTTTTCTTGTCGAATTTACCGTTTAAAGCATCTTCAAGGACGTCTACCATTTCAGGATATTTTTTGGAAAATCCTCTACGGTCACGGATATACATTTTCATAAATTCTGCCCCTTCTTCACTGTAAATCCTTTCACCAAATCTCATATTGTCAAGAGTATGTGGTTCTGCTGCAGATGTAGTAAAGTCACGAGCATATGGAGTAACCCATCTTTCTTCTTCAGGAACCCCTTCTCTTTCAAGTCTTGAGTGAAGTCTATTACGTGCAATCACATATTCTTTACTGTTGGTGATATGCCAATCAGTGTCTCTTTCCATTAAATGGAATCCTTCATGCATTAAACTGTCCTGTGTGCCCCTTATATGATTTTCAAATAAATGGATTGTTTTCGAACCTTTCTTTTGAAGTACAAACCCACCTACTTTTGAATATCCCAGCATCGATGGGATTAACGGTTCTTGTGCAGATAGGATTACTCTACGGAAATTCTGTAATCTTTTAGGAGATTCCTTATAATAAGAAACAATCGAAGAAATTTTTGAATGTTTGGCATCTACAGACTCGTAGAATGTGACCTTTTCTTTTTTATATGTGTAAGCAATAAATTTTTCATTAGTATTGAATGATTTTTGTTCCCCCTCTTTTAATATGACATAATCATTAACTGATTTATCCCATTTGATTGCAGGGGGGTTAAGGTCTACTGAGATATTCCTGTCTTTTATTGTTTGTTCATAGTCCATTATATATTCTTTATACTCTGCCATTTCCTCTTTGGCAAGTTGTAATGATGGAGACTCATGCAAATCTTCCATAAATGTTTCTTTGTTTCTAATAAACATTGTACCATCGTCAACCAATTCATCTAATCTCTCATAATTTTTGTTTTCGATGGCATCTTTCAATATTTCATAATTCTTTTTACTGTTGAGGTATACTTCCCGTTCGTCAGGAGGTAATCGGTAAATATCAAAGTCATCAGTTCTTATATTTACTCTTTCCATTTCTCTATCGACAGCATCTAATTGGCTATCTGGTTGAGATGTGCTCCCACTTCCAACAACATTCTTTACCAAATTAGCATATCCTTTCGCTAATTCGCCACTTGCAATACTTTTCAATTGATTCAACTTAATAGTAGTAGTCTCAATATTATGTCTTGCCTGAATCCTTTCACGGTTAGTAGAGAACAAACTGCCCAATGTGCTCCTTGACTGTTGGATTTCATTCTGATATTTATTATACAATGCCCTTTGACTGGAATCAAGGTTCGCTTCCAACTGTTCATGTGTCGGTTCGACAGGGTTCTCAATAATCGGAATCAAATCAGATTCACGAAAAGGACTAAAACTCGGCGCCATATACCCATACGGAATAACAAAAGGAGCATTCGAACATCGACAATTAATCCACTCTTCAATCGGACCACTCATGTCACCAGGATACCCTAAACCATTACTATAATGACCCCCCACAGGTATGATTTCCCCATCAATCTCGGCATGACTGTCACGGGTACGATCATCATTCGCAGCAATCCACTGAGTATACTCCACATTCAACTCCTTATAAGTATCCATAGTAGCCTTATTATGACTGGTATTTACTTCAGTACGGGCAATTCTACGAGCTTCCCATGTGCTTAACTGGTCAAACCTTTTAGTCAATTGATTACCAATATCATTAATCCCTTTACCGCTGCGGTATCCATCAGTGATAATCTGATTAATCTGATTATCCACTCTTGACAGAGTCTGTTCGCTTGTCCGGAAAGTCCTGTTCAGCAAATCCTGTTCCGCCTGTGGAATAGTAGCAAACAAACCTTTATCATCTCTTTGTGTTGAAACAATCCCTTGAATAGGCATCTCAATCTTAGACTTATGAGCATATTTGCTATTCGCTTGTTTCACTAATCTGCGAGCTTCAGCCTGTCCGAGCTTATACTCTTTGCGGATATATTTTGACAATAATTCAAAATACTCACGATGAGCCTCATGAACTGGGGAACAGATTAAGTTGATATGTCCCTGTAGCATTTGGTAGTCTGACCAGTATTCCTCTAATGCGGACAATACTTCCTTTCGTAGCCTGTTGAAGAATTTCCCTAATTCGCGGGCCAACCGTTCTTCATTGTTTAATCTTCTCTTCAGGCTTATCTGAGATGCTAATATCAACCGCTTCGCTTCTATTGCTGTCATTGTCAATGGTTTCACCTCTCAAATTATCCTCTAAACCGGCAAGTATTGTGTCCACTTCGAGCATTGGGTTGGTTTCGGTTTCATTCCAGACTTTCTCTAATGGTACATTGTTGAGGTATCTTGCATTGAGGTAGTAGTCATCTTCGTCTTCAATGGTTAATCCGAATTTGCTGCCGAAGTTATCAATTAGTTCTTTGATTGTCATTGCACCTCTTGCGAATAGGAATTCTGCTAATGCTAAATCTTTTGTATAATCGATTGGTGCCACGTCTTCAATATGGAATTTCCATGAGGTAACTCCTAATTCTTCGCCGATTTGATTGACAATTGCTTCGATTTCATTCTTTATCGGTGCAATAGTACCGTATTTGTAACTTGCCATTGTTGCTTCACTGTTGTTACCGTTCAAGTTACCAGCATCGAAGATTCCAATACGAGATGGGTCAAGATGATGCGCATGTATGCACTCGTCTCTAATGTCTTTACGGTACATACGGAAATGGCCCTCTTCAGTCTGTACGGATAATGGTGTAATCTTCAGTTCCACATTACCCTCTTCACCTTCAGATGGTATAGTGATACAGATAGCGGAATGTGGGTTTTTGATTACTTCCTTGATTTGCTGACTGATACGATATTTCAATGTTTGTGTAACATCATAAGCCGGATCATCCTCAGAAACATCATAATCTGCGAAGTCCCCGGTGACAGTTATGGCGAATTTCGGCATTCCATAGTTCTCAAAGAATGCATTATTATAACGGACCGCACTGAGGTCACCTTTAATACTACCTAATGCTGATACAATCGGTGGTCTTCCATAGTAATCGGTTCCTGGTGCATACTCCATTGTCCATAATAACTCGTTAGCCTTGTCTTTTGCATCAAGACTGTTGTATGGATGGAATTGTCCAGTATCTGCATGAACATCACATTTATGTCCTTGTTCATCGTAATCTTTACCATAAATCACGAACCATACCCTTTTACCAGTGCTGGTGATATGGACTACACGTTTCAAGTCAGTGTGTCTTCTCAGGGTATGTGCGGGAATATGTTTCAATCGTACAATATCAGATTTGGATTTGTCTTCCCTGATTACTTCCAATGCACCATAACCAACCGCTCGACGGTCATAAACCATACGTTGCAGATGTGTATTGATTGATGGGGTACTGTTTTCTAATACCTCAATGAATCTTTCCTTTTGACTTTCCACCGGTTCGACATTCTCCACCGGTTTCAAGGTATAATTGACACCGGAAGTATCAACACTAACGGCATCCACCGCAGCCGCATGATAAGTATACAAATCAAGTAACTTAACAAGGTCATACGGATTATATTTCGGATTCAAAATTGAAGTGCCTTGCTTGAACATCTCATCCACTACTTGCTTACTACCAGTTGCGGGGTCGATTTCGGCTTTCAAGGCATGCTTCTCTAATTCCAATTGGTCGATTACATTATATTCGTTATCTTTAACTGTTACAACAAAACTGTCTGCTTTTTTCATGAGTATCACACATTGATTTTTCTTCTTGGACGTGTCCAGTGTTTGGCGCTTCCAGTGGCTGTGTCCACAATATCGTCTTCACCACCATCTGCACCGGTAAAGGCCACTAACTGGTCTATAAGTTTCATGTTCCAATCCGCTCGGACAAAGACACATTTGCCATCTTCGGCCAATGCTTCTAAATCGAAACTCCTTACATTCTTTGCCATATTGACTTTGTCTCCTCGGATTCGGTATTTTTTCATTTCCTTTTCACTTCGGAATTTGTTGATCAATAATTTACTTCCAGCTCCTGGTTCTTGTTCTATCTTGATTAGGGTTTGTCTTCCGTCTTTCTTTGCGGTTTTTTTGAATTTCTTTAATGTTTCACTACTACTGAATTTCCCTGCGACTAAGTCTATGAAGTATAGGTTTTCACCATCCCATCCAGTCAATAAGCCACTGGTTCCATCTCCGTCTTTTCCACTTGCAGCGAAATCCCAGTATCTCATCTTTGGTAAATCTTTAGGTAATTGGTCTAATGTTATCTGATTAAAAATAGTGTTGGTGGTTTCATCCATAAACCATATTCTCTTGAAAATGTTCCCGTCACGTTCTATTGGTTGGCCTTGATAAATAGCATTAAAGAGATAACTGCCCATTGCTTTTTTTTCAGCCATCAACCAATCATAACTACGTTGCTCTTCCCATAGGACTTCACCTATTTGTCTTCCTAGTAGGTCATTGTGACTGTCACATATTGCAGGTATGTTTAGATCTATCCAGGTATTTGGGTCGATGGTTCCGCCACTCCTTAATATTTGCAGTCCTGTATGTGCGTCTATTATGGGTTCGGTTTCACGTATTATTCCATGCAAGTCTTTCAAATGTAATCGTTGGGCTATGACTAACATTATTGGTGGTTTGCCATCTGTCCTTTTCTCTAGTCTTGTCTTTGCTGTTGCTCCAAACCAGTCTGCTAATCGTTGTTGTTTGACTTTACTTTCTGCATCTGCGATGTTTTTGATAGGGTCATCTATGATGAATAATCCTGCACCAAAACCTAGTATTGAACCGCCTGCTCCGACTGCTAGC